TTGTATATCTCCATTGTTATTTCCTCCTTACCACGCACAAATAAATAAATCGCAACAAAACTTATAAATTTCATTGTAAATTCCGCTTAATTCTTCGCGGAATCGTTTATAATAATCAAAATCAATCATCATTTTTTCATCAGTTTTATTTCTGTTGAAATTTCTATTCCCTACATCATTACCAGTGGTAATATTATCACCTCTTGAATCGGCGTTATGCTCAAAAATTTTTGTCACCTTGTTATCTTGGGAATCTGTCATATAAGCGTTAGTATTGGTGACGGAGCTTAACGGAAAGTCTCGATTAACATTATCTGTTTTCTGTTCGCTCTCTTCCGTTACATGTGTATTATCGTTATATATACTATTTGACATACTATCATTAGATGTATCCTCGTCAAACGTTTCACGTGAAACATACTTTTCTGTTCCGCTTATATCTTCTTTTGTAATCTTTTCGAAAAATTGATTATACAGCGGAAATAACTGATACATTCTATCTGCTAACATTGTCTGCCACGATAAATACGTATGCGCTTCTACTGTGTCAGAAATACGATAGTTAAAGAAATGTAAAATAAAATTAACTTCAAAATCTTCTTTAAATTTGGTATCTATCGGATAATCGAAACCAAAAATCCTAGAACGTTGATTCCTTATTAAATCCATAAAATTTGTATTAAAGTAATCAGTATTTTTATAGCCACTTCTTATGATATCACTTACTAACAAAGTCATACACCTCTTTTTCTTCATATCTGTCTGGCACTTCTTCGCCACGAACACGAATAAACGGACTGTAAGAAACGTCTAATTCCGAACATTTTTCCGGAAACCTTTCACGCGCCCAATCTCTGAATGCAATCCTTTGCTGATACATTCCGCTAATGTTTATATTTCCAGCTTCTGAAAAACTTAATCCCTCAAACTCTGTAAGGCGTTCAGACTTGTCATTCATAATAGTGTGCAACCCTACTCTTGTATCCCATTCCTGCAAATACATTTTGCGCATATTCATAAGTACGTCTAAACCTTTTCCAATATCACCACTAATTACTGGTACCCCGTTTATTCCGTTTAGGTCTTTGTCAACTATATACCATGTTTTTGGGTCGTTTTCGTTCATAATGTTATCCACTGTACTTTTCAATGCTTGAGTACCGCTAAATAATGTTGGTCTTCTCATCTGCCTGTGGATATAATCAATAGTTCTTTCGATTTTAGCCAACCTTTCAGCAATAGTTGTTGCTACATTAAACACTGGCAGTCCTGTATTGCTATTCCAACAATAAATAAACTCATCATCATACAATAACTTACCAGTTAATCCTTTATCGGTTGCGATATTAACTGTTCGTACTGTCACTGGCTTAAAGTAATCATCCCACGTTACCATTACATAACGAGACGCTTTTAATATCCCATCATCATATAATACAAAACTCCCGTTTGCCATAAGCATATATTCTAAAATAAAAGAGGTAATTCCATCTGGCAATCCTTTCCAAACAAACAACGACATTAAATCTTCAATAAATTTATCAATATAATATGCCCATATTCTATCATTGTCCAAGTCAATTTGTATCTTACTCGCTTGCTTGTCACTTAAATAAAAAGTAGTACACTTTGATATATTACTACGTGTCGTTAATTCGTCAAGTGTTTTCATTGCTTATCACCTCATTTTCCATATAGTTTGTTTTTACTTTTTGTAAATCGGTATGCATTAGGGTTACACCTGCACTTACTCTATCAATGATTTTGTTAAGATATTTTGATGGTATATTTCCCGTTATGTTTGGGTCAATAGCCTTAACAAAATTAAATAACGAATGAGTAGTTAAGTTTGGAACTTTGTACCTCATAACTCTGTACCCATAACGTGTTAAATAATCATCAAATATCATTGCTTCCTGTTTGGTTATCGTCCTAGACCTTGCTCTAAAGTCTGCCCTACCGTTAGCGAATCCTGCGTCGCCAGAAGTAGTTCCCCTTGCTGTATCTGGTACACGTGTCATTCTTGCATTCTGTGACAATATTCCGTTAACTGTACTTGCGCCAGAAACAAGTGCCGCCGCCGCTCCGCCTAACAATGAACCAGTTGCTAACGCACCAGTGCCAAAACCAGAAACCAAAGAAGAAGCAATATTGTACCTAAACTGTCCTTGATTCTGAGCGACCCAAGCTTTATATGAATCAACAATATAAGCGCACATAGGGAAATTATTTATCGTTAATTTATATAAGTCATTATTCGTTTCACCCATGTAATTGTTAGGAAATGCTTCGGCTTCCATGTTTAAACCAAAAGAGAACTCTACAGTCATTTCCAGATTTTCTAAAAATTCATACTTTAATTCGAGCGTTTGACCGTTTCCGTTAGCAACTAAACAATCAACATACGGATAAGTAAATAACTTATTGTTTTTAGGGACATAACCACCGAATGAAGATGGTCTTGCAGGTAAATTAAATTTAAGCTGTTTAGGTATTGCAGAATCGTTAAATAATTTCTCTGGGCACATATATAAACCGACGATAGCGTCTTCTTTACCGTGCATTTGTTCTAAAATCTCCCTTGCGCGTTGTGCGCCTGCATTACCTTTTCCGCAATCCTCATATTCGACACCGTTAAAAATATTGCACGTTATTCTTTGATTTACATTTCCTCCGTCTGGTTTTTCGGCGTACCCTATAATAATATGATAATCAGCTGGGTTAAAGAAACCACTCCCAACCTCACTAACGGTCAACATATCTTTTATAGACAAGTTTTCATCCTCTAAATGATTCCCTATTCCATCATCTGTTACATTTTCACGTTCGACCATCATGGGATTCCATTCGATATTAAACATATATGTCTGCCACTCGTCAATAGTATAATATACTAATGTTCTTCTTTCGTTTGTGTACTGGCAATCGTCAACAAATGCATAAATTTCTTTTCCGCCGTCTTCACCAAAAGACAAATACGGCACATCTCTCATAGTATTTATATCCACATCTAACGCAATCACATTCATGTCCTTAATAGGCGTTACAACCGCTGAACTTATTTTCCTAGATTCAAAATACGATTTTTGTTCAGAACGAGATTGAAACCATCTAACATTATCGTTAGACGGTTGACAATCTACATTCCTGTATAAATTAGCAAACCACATTAAGCGTCTGCAATCGTATATTCAACGGTTGTGGAAGTAACACCTGCCTGTAACTTAATTGTGATTTTTGGCTGTGTTTCGGCGGCATTGATAGTCAATAGACCACTTGGAGTAATAGTTGTTCCAGAATGCACTCCAGTAGTGGTAATGCTGTAAGTGATAGGTGCTTGACCCTCTGATAAAGAAGCCATTAACTGCACTACTTCACCCTTTTTAATGACGGAGTGGTCTTGCGGCTGTACAAATCCGAACTTCGGCGCGTTACCTCTAATCTGGTAAGTTACACTCTTTGTTACTGGACTTCCGTTATTTCCATCCTCAATAGTTGCGGTTACTGTGATAACACTCGCCTGTTCATTCTGACCAACATACAACAACCCCCAAGGCTGAATCTGAGTTTCTGGTGCTGTATTACCTGTAAGCGTATAATGTACCTGTTTATTATCTCCAGAAGTAACAGGAATAGAAACCATTTCAGTATCGCCTTTGTTAAGCATGGTATTAGAAACTGGTTTAAAATCGCCTAATACTGATGGAGTAATAGTGGATGATTTAAAAGCAATTACAGGATAAACAATAGAAGACGAATAAGTTTCATGAACGTGCAAGAAGTGAGTATCACCCATAACAGCTCCGTTATGATTAAAATCACTTGCGTATAAATTAACGTAACATCTAAATGCATTGATATCACCCATTAAGATTTCCACGTTTTCTCCTAGGTCAACCCATGTTGGAACAGTTAACGTATGGTTAACAATAAACTCAGTTTCCTGCATATGATAAGATGTTGCTAATACCTTAACGCTCTGGAATGCCTTTGCGCTGTTCTTCATAATGATGAAAATATTTTCTGGAGATACCTCTCTTGTGAAACCTGCCACATTAAATTTATCACTCGGGAATAATAAATCTAACCCCCACTGACGAACAAGAACCGTTGTATCCTCGGCATGTTCTTTTGTATCGAAACCTGGAATTTCAACATAATATGCAATGTTTACGGCAACATATTTAAACAAATTCCAGAACCAATAGTTACGGTCAATTTTGTTTGACTCAGCCGCTACAGCAAACTGCATATCCAAAAATCTTCTAAATGCCTGCTCGCTACTGAACGCACGTTTTGCCATTTCTGAATTGACTGTTAAAGCGTAACGCTCTTTTCTGTTTGGAGTATGGAACATTTCCAAATATTTTGGAATATACTGTTTCAGTGCGTCCTGCCACTGGATTTCTGGATTGTAATTCACAGGCTTAATCTTATCCATTTCAATTTCATCAACAGCTCCACCGATTGACAGGTAATCTCTCATAAGTGCACCGTATTTGTCGGTAGCTACAGCGTATCCCATTTCATATAATCCTACTTTGTTAATAAGTGTGTAGTAAACCTTATTTCTCCAATCGTCATTTGAATTGATAATCTGACCAATCTGACCAAATGTTGAAGAATCAATAGTTGTATCTCCAATAGCTTTGTTAAGCTCTGGATTGTTAATCTCTCTTACTGCTAAGTTTAAAAGCTCAGCGCCAGACATTTTTTCTACCTCGTTAATATCTGGCATTTTTGACAATCTTGACATAAAATCTCCTTTCACTCTTTATAAAAATAATCCTGTAACGATTTAAAATCTTTTTCCATCTTATCCTCAACATATCCCGCGCGGTTTACATCTGACAATCTGTCAACACGTTTCTTCCACACATCAATGTCTTTAGACAGTTTTGAAATCTGCTCATCTCTTTCGGCTACATCAGCACGCAAATTCTCGTTATCAGCTGTTAAAGTTTCAATAGTCGTTAATGCTTCGCCATCACGAGCGCTCATAGTATCAATAGCTGATTCTCTTTCGTTCTCATCTTCCATAGCCAAAATACCATAGATTTCTTCTTTTGTCACATTACCACTCCTTTCACATATATTATAGCATAAAACAGCAAAAAGTAAATATATTTATTGACAAATGAAATAAAATGATTTATAATAAAATTAGGTGATATATTTAAGTCATATAATAATGAAGCTTTATCCACGCATAAGGATATCGCATGAATATGCTCGGCGGAGCGATTATTGACAATATATTAACCAACTTTATATAGTAGGCTCTCAGCAATGGAAATATA